GCGGTGGCGGACCCTGCATTTGCTGGCCATAAACCATTTGCCGCAACACGGATTGCACCATCATGGGATCATAACCGGCCTGCGTCGCCTGCTGGAATGTCTGATGCGTCGATCCGGTCTGCATGAACATCTGGGCCACAACCTGCTCCGGCCGCGCACTCTGAAACTGATGGGCGGTCATGCCGCTCATCATTGCCGCGTATTGCGCCTGCCTCTCATCCATCAGTCATTCCCCACTTTCACAGGTCGGTCCTGCGCGGCTTCGACGGACAACTCAGCCATCTTAAGCTGCGCCTCCATCTCGTCCTGCCGCATTTCGAGCATCTGCATCTGGCGCTCGTGCTCCCACTTCTCGCGCTCGAACGACTGCTTTTCCATCTGCATCTGCGCGTCGAACTGCATCTTCTGCTGCTCCATCTGAGCCTTGATCTTGTCCTGCTCCATCTGCATCTGCTCGCGCTGGATGGCGGCTTGGGCCTTGATCTGCTCCGCCGCGGCCTTCGGGTCCTGCTGCGGTTCCGCAGGCTTGGCCTGTGATGGATGGGTGATGAAGTCTTGGATGTTCTTCCGCCCGACGGACCGGAGTGCCTCCGCGAAGAAGTTGAAGATGTTCTCCGGCTGGACCATGTTCTTAAATTCCGGGTCGTTACGAAGCTGTGCCACGCGGTCCGCGATCATGCTCAACTGGGCCAGATCCTGCTCGGCGTTGCCATGCCCGAGCCCGACCTTCACCTTAACGTTGCAGCGCCCTTTCCACTCGGACGGGTCGATCTCGACCCACTCGCCGCGCACCTTGATGGTCTCGGCGCGCTTGACGTGGCGCTTGGCGAGGCGGTAGATCTTGTCGAAGATGTCCCTCACCCCGCCACGGTAGTCCGCGAAGATGCGCGCCACCATCTCAAGACGGACGACGCTGGCGTTCATCTGTTGCACCATTGGGCCAGCCTTGGCATGGTTGAGAGACGCCTCGTTCAATCCCGTATTGAACTTTGTGATACCCGTGCGGCCGTCCCGTATTCTGTCCACATACTCCAAAAGGTCAAACGTTCCCTGTGGCAGGGGTTGTGTGACAAGCGGAAACAGCGCGTCACGGGTTTTCATGCGTACCAGACCGCCGGGGCGTGAAGTGAGAGCGTCGTCAAGATTGACCTGCCCTTCGAGCACGCCCATTCTGGTGTTGTTCGTAAGATAGATGTTGTCTAGAATGTTTCTCAATATGGCGGTCTTGGTCTTTTGCAGATCGCCCGTCGCGTCGGCCAGAGAGATGCCATAGTATTTATGCGGGACGGGTATCGGGCAAACAGACGAGAACGGGTGTTCCTCCACCTCGATGTTCTCGACGATCTCGTTTGCGATGCGGGTGATCTTCCTCAGCTCGGCGTAGTCGTCGCCGTCCCAGTCGATGCGGAAGTACCCCTCGGTGTACCATATCTTCTTGCCCAACAGCTCGTTGGCGAAGGCGTCGTCGTTAGCGTTGTCAATGTCTGCGTGGCGCGCCAGATACTCTTGGTTGAACTCTTGGTCGTCCTCGCTGGAGACCTCTTCCCAGAACGATTCCTTAACGTCGGGGAACATCTGCTTTAATTCGCAGACGCTCTTTTTGAGGCGGTGGAACTGGGCTTCGGCGTCTTGCAGAGAGCGGGCGCGGCGGATGACGACATGTTCCTCCGGCGGCACGTTGTCTATCTGGATATGCCCGTCTGAAATCGTGCGCCGGACCTTGCAGTCGTAGTAGACTACCGGGCCATCCAGACCGAGCGCCTGTTCCGTGCCCACGTCGGTCGCGGCATAGGCGGACTCCTCCTCCACCTCGATGTCCTCGTCCATCAGCAGATTGTTGTATTCAGCCTCTTTAAGGCCGGTGTACTCCTCATGCCGGTATTCCGGCGTGTCGTCCCAATAGGTCTTGACCACGCCGGTCTTTTGCAGCAGCCCGTCCTTGAACATGTCGTACAGGATGGCGAACCCCTCGTTCTGCTCCAAGAACACGTGGTTGCAATAATCAGTCGCCTGCTTGGCTTCGTCGTCGTCCGACGGGCCGCTCGGGTTGAACTTTGCGACATGCTCACCCGAGAGAAACACACGCAGCATCGACGGCAGCGTCCACTCGACAACCTCGAACACGTCATGCGAGACCACCTGCGACCGGCCGGGGACTTCGTTCCCCATGGGCTGGCCGTAGTAGTACTGCATGGAAAGCTCGCGCTGTGACGCGAGCTCGTCGTTGTACTGGCTGGCAGAGTTGCTGACGTAGTAGTCGAAGATCGACTTTAATTCGTCGTCAGTTATCTTTCTTTTCTTTGTCATGTGATGGCTTTTTCATGTGGTTTTGGATAACTTTCTGGGTGTGTTCGATCATCAGCTTCAGATCTTCGAGCTTCTCCTCGATCTGGATAAACCGCTTCATGATTTCCATTTCAGTTTTCATTGACATTACACGACTCCTAGATTAGGGTAGACCAGTTTTTGACCGCTGTGGGCGCCTAGCGCATAGGCGAACGTCAGACAGAATGCGTCCGCCAAGTCCGGTGACGCCACGCCGCGCTTTATCATTTCCTCCTTGGACTCCACCTGTAACTTGCCCAACGACGTATACTTGTACTTCGGACTGGTCAGCTCGTCTATCAGATCCTCGTCTTGGCACATGGAAACGTTGCGCTTGTCGAACCACTCCCGCGCGCGGAACCACAACTCGTCGCGCAGGCGGTTGTAATGCGATTCGATACTGGGCGCCTCGCCGACGTTCACATCAATGGCCGGCAGGCCCATTTCCCGCAAACGATCCGCCACTCCGGCGCCGATCCCGATACAGTCCACGTTAATGCTTACCGGCCGGTTCTCGTCCTTCCGCTTTTCCCAAAGGTTGTATACTATGCCGGCGGTCTGCATCAGATCCTTGCCGCGCCAGCTTTGGACCTTCTCCGGCATTGAGTTGCCGATACGCTCGCAGAGAGCCGATCTGGCTGACCCGAAGCGGGCGATGTCCAAGCCCCATATTGGCCGCACCTGCGTCGGCTCGACCTTGCGGATGACGGCCTCTTCGATCAGGCTTAACGGGATAACGGAATCGTCATCGTCCTTCGGGAAATCGCCAAGCACCCGCACGCGGTAGACGTTAGAGTCCAATCCGTACTTCTTGGCCATCATCTTGAAATAGGCCGGCGCGACGTTCTTGGAGTCCTCGCAGCCGACCTTCAGGCGGCACCACATGTCCTTCATCTTGTTGTGGCTGTCGTAGAAATAGCCACTGGTACGGGTGGGGTTGCCGGTGAGCACCGTCTTGGCGCCCTCGGTGGACATGGCCCCCTCGCCGACTTGGAAGATGATGTCGTCTATGCCGGACGCCTCGTCAGCGATAAACAGCATGTTCTCAGAGTGAAGCCCTTGGAACGCTTCCGGGGTCTCGCGCCTTGCCGTCCGCGCCACGGCGTACGACTCCTTCGGCCCATATGTAAACTCCACCATATCGGACGTGATGCGGTACATCCCCTTAAATTCCGGGTCCATACGGCGATGCCACTTGGCCAACTCGCCCCACAGAACGTCGGATAACTGATGGGACGTGGGCGCCGTACAACCGATCCTAGCCGGGAACCGGGTCCCTAAAAACCACAGAATCAGCCACGACAGAAAGGCGGACTTGCCGACCCCGTGGCCGGAGCGGATGGTAACGCGGTCGTGGTCCCTTACCGCGTCAAGCGCTTCCTTCTGCCACGGGTCCAGACGGGTCACCTTCATCGCCTGCTGGACGAACATCGACGGGTTCCGGGCCCATCGGTAGAGACTTCTTTCCCACTCGGCTAGTATTTGCAATGCGTTCCAATGCCTTTATAAGTTCGTTAAAGCCGGTCGCGCCACTGGTGGCCGGATCTTTCGGGAAGGTGGACGCGCAGATGGCGAGATACTTCTCGGGGCTCTGCGCCCTTACCTGCCCGATCACCTCCGGCCCGTGTTCCGCGAAGTCCTCGAACAGAGCCTTTAGCGTAACCGCCGCCAGATTCGCCTTATGCGTGGCGGCCTCTTTCTTGACCAGATTGGCCACGGCCGCGGCACTACTGTGTGTCGTCATGCCGCCTCCGGGAATCTGGGTGCATAATGCTGGTTGAATATCTCACGGTACATAGACGTGTAACCACCGCAATGCGGACAGCTCACAATAACAGAGCTCTCCGGGGTGGCGCCCACCACGTACTGACAGAAATCGCTTATCAGCTCGCCCGGCTCCGGCAGCTTGGTGATGTGCGTCAGCTCCCCGCCGCACGGGTTTAATATCTCCGGGTAGGTATGGTACACCGGCCATTCCGCCATCAGTGCCTCGTCTGGTAGTAGAGATTATGTTCCATGGTGTAGCCCTGCTTCGGGTCAACCCACGCCGGCACAAATGTCTGCCCCATACAGACGTGACAGAACCAAGCCACGTCCCGCGTGAGGTAAACATGTCCGGTTTTTAACCCACCACCGCAGGTGGTGAATAACAACCACCCCTGTTCCGGCTTCTTGATCGCATCACACGGCATCTGGTAATCGACCTGAATGGGCGTGACCCACGCCGCATCCGGCCGCCCATCCTTGTTTGGGTCCAGATAAACAATGATGTTGCGCGGGATGAGGTTGGGCAGCCATCCCACAAGATGCGTGAGTGTGATCCGCTGCTCGCGAAACTCACCACCAATCGACTGTGAATTAAGGGCCAACCAAACCGGGAAACTTGCGAGCAAGATCAGCCAACGTATTGATCCCATTCGTGATCACCTCCATCTGAGCCTTCGTGGTCTCGACCGAATGAGAAAGGTCGATGCTCGAGCCCGCCGCTCCACCGCCGGCGATACCCATATCAAACCCAACCCCGTCATCAGAGGGACGCATCCAAGCCCGCGCTTGGAACTCGCCCGCAATGTCCTTCGGGTTGTGGTAGTCCAACACGGCACGCTGCTCGCCCACGACCTGCTCCATCCGTACGTGGGTGCCGGCCAGCTTGCCGGATACATCCGTGCTGAGGGCGGAACAACCGCTCATCACGATTAAAAACAAGATTAAAACAATTAGGCGGTGCTCAGACATCCTTATCCTCCGAGATATAGGCTAACTCCTTGTTGATTTGGGCTTTCCACCTGCGGAGGAAGGCCATTGCGGATTTTTTATCGGAAAATTTTTCGGGGTGGGTGACGCGTATGTCCAGATACGGGGAGAATTTTTCGGAATTTTTAGGAT